TGTAGGTTGCGGCTGGGATGATGTGCGGGGCGGCGACGAGTTGCACACCGCCGTCGCGGAGGGCGTCGTAGAGGTCGGTGAGGCCTTCGATGATCTGCGCCGAGGTGCGCCCGAAGAACACGTCGTTGGTTCCGGCAGGGACAACAACGATGTCGGAGCCGACACTGAGGACTTCGTTCACGCGGGCAAGGATTTGTTCGGTACGTTCACCGGACACGCCAGCTTCGGCGGTAAGGGTGAGGGCGTTCCGAAGGTGCATGTTGGCCTGGTAGAAGTATCCTGCGCCGGGTGTGGTGATGTATCCGCCCGAGATGGTGTATAGCTCGTTGGCGTTGGTGATCGAGTCGCCAAGGATGCCCACACGGTTCCCGAGGGGCTGGGTGTAGATGCCGTCCAGCGCTTCACGGGCAGCGTTGCCGGGAGTGGAAACCTGTGTCCCGATTGTGGCATTTAGTTCCGCTGTTGGTGTGTAGTCTTCAGCCATCTCCTCCATGCGCCTTTTGACCACGAGGTCGGTGTAAGCATTACCCATTTCAATTCCTAACTATTGATCTTGGTCTTGGAGGGTCGCGCCTAGCCCTTGGCCCCGGTGCGGGCGGCGTTCGAGGCGTCCTTGCGGTACGAGTTGTCGCCGTAGGACTTTGCTGTGCTGTCAGCCTTCTTCGGCCCCTTGGCGTTGGCGCCGGGCAGGGCCTTGGGTCCGGGGGTGCCCGCAGGGCCAGCCTTGGCAGCCAGTTCGGCCTGCTTCTCGGCGGCTTCGGCTGCCATCGTCGCCTGCAGGATCAGGTTGCCCAGTTCCTCCTTGGACGGGATCTTGTCCTCGTCCATGTCGAGGATGTCCAGCGCCCGGATGATGAGGGTTCGCATCTCGACATCGGAGAACACGTTCAGTGGCATCAGCGAGACGAGCGACTGGATCTGGCGGTAGACGGCCTCCTCCTCGATCTTCGGGAAGGACACCTTCACCTCCATGCCGAGGTAGGTGAAGATCGACTCGAAGAACATCTTGTGCTCGGCCTGACGTGCCCGCATGACCTTCTCGTTGGAGCCTGAGAGGGTTTCCGCAGAGGCTCGGTTGGCGTTTCCGGCGTCGGCGGTCAGTTCGTTCAGCGGCACGTTCAGGCCAGCGGCCACGTAGCCTGCCAGCGGGAGCCCGGCCTCGAAGTCCACCGAGCCGCCAGTGCGACCCATTGCCGAGATCGTCGCGCCGTTGCCGGTGACGGCAGTAGCGCCCACGGACTGAGGCTGCCCGTTCATGGGGTCCAGCGTCGGTGCCGTGCCGACCTTGGTGGCTGCGCCCTTGGCTGCTGCGTTGGACGGTGCCGAGACCTTGAAGGCGTAGCGGGAGTACGCCTTGACCAGCGTGGCCTGCGACTCCAGGAACTCCTTGTGTGCCTTGGCCCAGAACATCACCGGCATGAGGTCAGGGACGCCCCACTTCCAGCCGGTCTGCTTGTTCACGCTGTGGGCCGCGATGCGGGAGTCCCAGTTGACCTTCTTGCCCTTGAACCGGCGCGGCCTGCCGATCTCCTCGTCAAAGTCGATGGCCGGGAAGTATTCGATGATCTTGGTGGCCACCTCCTCCTCGGAGCCCGCTTTTGTCACCGTTCGCACCCATTCGCGCCGGTAAAACCAGATTTCCTCGGCGTTCTCCGGGTTGGTGATGGTTCCGGTGATCTGCCAGAGGGGCACACGGTCAAGTCGGGGGGTCTTCACGCCTTCCTTGGTGACCAGCAGGAAGAAGTTGCCGTCCGTGGCAAGGCAGGACTCCAGTTCCATCTGGGCCTTCTCGGACAGCAGGTACTTCTGGTTGACGGCGCTCTTGCAGAACGGGCTTTCCTCGTCCAGACCGTCCAAGGTGATGCCGTTGCCCCAGATGTACGCAGTACGCACCGAAATACCCCGCTTGATGAGGGGGTTGATGACCGCAATGGCACGGGTCAGCTTGGTCTGATCCTTGATGGTCTGGAGCGGAAGCTCCTGCATGTCCCCGGCGTCGAAGCCCAGCGGGTTCCAGCCCACGTTATCCAGCGCGAGCTTCACGTCGGCCAAGGACTCCTGCAGGAACTCGACGCCCTGCTTCAAGGCTGCGTTCTCGGACTTGACCTCCAGAATTTCCGCCATCTGGGTGCCTGCGTGCGGTGAAAGTGCCACTCGCTGACGCGATGCGTTTTTCCTGGACATGAAACTCCCTAAAGTCGCGTCTGAAATGGGACGGCCTCCACCCATTTTATCAGTCTGTACTTTAGGGAATCAGGAATACAAAAATACGAAATCAGAGAGGACTAATCTGACTTTCCCACTCGAACAGCCACTCCGAGGGGTCTACCTCGAACGTCTCGCCCGGCTTCAGTTTGCTCACAGGGTTGGTCGGATCGACCGGCAGGGTGACGGCGGCGTAGGCAGCGGCGTCGGCGTAGTCAGGGGACTTGCCGGTCTTCAGCCGGATCTCCTCCTTGGAGACCACCTGCAGGGAGTTCCGGGTGTTCTTGAAGTGGTACTCCAGTTCGCCCAGTTCCTTGTTCAGTTCGGTGTCCTCGCCGTCGATGTCGAGGCGCCCGTTCAGCATGTCCTCGCGCATCGTGTCGTACATTTCGGCACGGAAGTTGATCCACTTGTCGATGTCGGAGGAGGCTGCGTTGCCGATGATGCCGATGGTCTCGAAGCGCTGCTGGGACTTGGCCACCACCTGGTCATAGACACCGGCACCGAGGCCCACGCCGTCGATGCGGACCTCGCACGCCTCCTCGGCAAAGGCGTGCTGTACGATGCGGTTGGCTGTTTCCACCGTGGTGGCCTTGGCCCACTTGTCCAGGAGTCGGAGCACACCGTCGTGGTAGATGTAGATGACGGTGTAGTCCTCACCCATGCGGGCGATGTCGCAGCCGAGGCGGGGCTTGGATTCCTGCTTGATGGCCAGTTCGGTGTTCCGACCGATGGCCAGTGTGCCCTCGGGGAACAGCGCGTTGGTGCCGTCCATCGTGAACTCGCCCAGCACCTTGGACTTGAAGCGTGGTGAGTCCTCACCCCACTTCTTCTTGCGGGATTCGATCCAGTCGAGAGTGACCAGACCGCCTCGTGCGTCCTCCGGGAAGGGTTCGCCCGTGATGTTGGGGGAGTCGTAGGAGTTGATGGTGATTTTGTGCCAGGATTCGTCGTTGTTTTTCCAGATGGCGCCGAACGGGGTGTTCACGTCATCGGGGTTGCCCACACACAGCGCAGCATCCCATCGACCCGTAGTAATGGCATCAACGGCAGTGAAAATCGTTTCAGGGATACCACACCCCTCATCCAACAAGGCAAGGACACCATTACGGCGGTGCACCCCTTGAAATGCATGTTCGTTTGTGTTTGATGGCTTGCGGCCCATGCCACGCAAGGTGTCGTTGTCCGACTTCCACTCGTTCTCCAGCGTGATGCGCCCAAAGAGTTCGGCCTTGCGGTGATGATCTCGCAGGTACTCCCAGATGATGCCAAGCTGGGGCTGCGTGGGTGCCGTGGAGACTGCAATGGAGTCAAGGTCTTTGCGAGTATCGACCCACCAGGCGAGGATAATGGACGCAACAAAGGACTTGCCTACACCGTGCCCGGACTTCACGGCGACACGGCGGTATTTCAGCAGAGCTTCCGCAATTTCAATTTGCTTGCGCCAGAGCGTATAGCCAAGCTTGTCTTTGGCCCACAGAGCAATATCCGTTTTGTAGCGCTCATTGAGCGCGGCTTGCTCCAACTCCTTGGCGGCATCCCGCATTGCTTCAGCGATACTCATGCAGCTTCTGCCTTCCTGCGCCGGTAACGTTCCCGCTCCCAAGCGTTTCTCTTGAGCTTGTGCTCAGGGTCTTTGCGTAACTCGCGCTGCCTCTGCCTCGCGTATGCACGCTTCTTCTCCCCACCCTGTTCACTGTCATAATGACGTTTCTGGATCACCTTCCGGCACGTCATGCAGACCCTGCTGCCTTTTGGTTCCACATAGGTGTTCTCCGGCGTGTATTCGTGACCCTCCGGGCAGTGTGTCTTGACAGCGTTCTTTGCTGCTTCTCCTCTGCCCCTCCTGATGTTGACGGCAGGCGTCACAGGTTCCATGTGGTCAGGATTGGCACACCTACGGTGTCTACAGGCCGAGCCGCCTGCACAGGTGAGGTCTTCGTTGTGGCATGTGTGGTCAAGGTGAGCGCCCTCTGGTGGTGTGCCCACAAGCTCCTCATAGAAGTACCTATGGATAGTCGGGCAGGTCTTTACGCCATTGCGGCGGACGCATATCCGGCCATAACCACCTTTGTCAACGTAGCCCTGCCACTCCCAGCACCCGTTGTCGAGGACTACGACCTCAAACAGGCGATCCTCTATAGTTTTCTGGTTTCCCATAATTCCATTATATAGCTACAGGAATACAGGCTACTGGTCAGGCATCTCCACACCGAGCCGGTACATGACAGTGGCGAAGCTCGCGGGGTCTTCGTACACGGCATAGAAGGCACGCAGCAGCGAGATGATGACCTTGTAGTGCGAGTCCGTGATGCTGAACAGCCGGGTCTTGATCGCGGCCCAGTCCGGCTCCTCGCCGTCGTTGGCGTAAAAGAGGTCAAGGATGTCCACGACATCCTTTGTGTAGATGCCTTCGCTCATTCCTCGACTCCTTCTGTGAAGACGCGCTGCGCCTCTGCTTGGAACAATGTGGTGAGGGCCGGGCCGGTTAGTTCGCCCTTGATGGCCTTGATGGTCTTGTGCTTCTCGAACGCGGCCTCGACGTGCTGGAGGAGCCCGGTCTGGATGGCGAATACTGCCTGCAGGATGATGGCGGTCTGCGCCTGCGTGAGCGCGGCGAGCCTGTCCTCGGCATCGCGCTTCACGTCCAGGTTCAGGGCCTGGAGCGCGGCAATCCGGTCGAGTAGCTTGACGATGAGTTCGTAGTCCTCGGCCTTGTCGGCGTAACTCAGCCGGTCATTGACCTTGACGAGCAGGTTTTCGAGCCGCAGCAGGTGTAGGACGAACTGCTCCTCGGGGGGCATGACGTTGCGGGAGTTGATGAAGTCTTTCCAGACGGCAACGACTTCCTCGACGCGGACACCGCTCCTGACGGCGATCTCCTCGAAGCTGTATCCCTTCAGGCGCTCATCGCGCACCTGCATGGTCAGGGCGTCGAGGGTATTGTCCATCTCTGTCATGCCTGTAAGTTTATTACATCTTGGATTCTGCCTATAAAAGTACAGAGTCAAAGGTAAAAGGAAGGCCCAGAGACTGGGGGGTAGTCTCTGAGCCTTCCGTGTGCCAGTCTATTTGAGGGAATTGATTCGTCAAACATTGGCGGCAGGTGGCCCGGAATGATGGGGGGATTTTCCGGGCCACCTTAGTGTGCAGGCAATTTGCGTCTTCCCTGCAACTTTAGTGGTGGGCGGGCTATAGTCTGTCGCCTCATTTATCAAAGGCTGCGGCATTTGCAACTACCTCAGCTAACAGGCGGTACGTCCGGCCTGTTCACCACCGAAATCTTTACCAGTCGGTCTCGCCCATTATGCGGCCACCAGACTTTCCTCGGTTTCGGTGCCGACCGAGAGCCAGTGTACGAAAGTCTCTGCAAACTCCTGGAGAGCCTGCTCTCGTGACGCCATCTTTGCTCCTTGGTTGATTGGTGTGTCTGTACGAATCAAACTACATCATAGCAAAATACAGAGTCAACCCCTGTATATATTTTTTTGATCCCCCCCTAAAATGACAGGATGAGTAAGAGAGCCGTCGCCTATATCCGCGTTTCCAAGGAGCGCGAGGGCATGACTAGCCCCGAACTGCAGTTGACCTCCATCGAGGAGCACTGCAGGAAGATGGGCTACTCCGTCGTGGAGACACTGGAAGACCTCGACCTCTCCGGGCGGTTCTGGAAGCGTCGGCAGGTTGACCGTGCCGTCACCATGATCGAGAACCGTGAGGCCGACGTGCTGGTGGTCTGGAAGATCAGCCGCGTGGCCCGCAACATGAAGGACTGGGTTCTCGCCGTGGACCGCGTTGAAGGCGCGGGGGGTCACATCGAGTCCGCCACCGAGCAGTTCGACAACACGGTTACAGGCGGCCTCGCTCGCGGCGTGATGGCGCAGTTCGCTGATTTCGAGTCCAAGCGCATCGGGGAGACCTGGAAGGAGACCCACGCACGGCGCGTCAGGAACGGTATGCCCCATCACGGGCTCCCGCGCTTCGGGTACAACTACAGCAAAGAGACAGGATACGTCCCTGACGAGGTGGTGGCGCCTGTCCTGCGCCAGATGTACCTTCTCTACACCCAAGGGGTCAGCCTGCG